GTCTTGTTGCCTGGTTGTTGTGGGGTGGAGATTCCAACTTTTCTGACAGGGCGCAAAATTGGGCGCAACGCAAGATTGATGCGCTCGATGCCGAATCCGATTCAAGGAGCAAAATGAAAAAAATTGAACGCCGCACATATACGGTGCGAGATGTTGAAGCACGCCAATCTGAAGATGGCACAATGCGCCTTTCAGGGTATGCCGCAGTCTTTAACGATTCAAGCGTTCCCCTTCCTTTCAAGGAGAGCATCGCACCGGGAGCCTTTCGCAAGACTTTGATGGAAACACCTGATGTGCGATTGCTTATCAACCATGAAGGTTTGCCATTAGCTCGCACGAAGAATGGCACATTGAAATTGACTGAAGATGATCGCGGTTTATACATGGATGCAGAGATTGCAGACACATCAGAAGGGCGCGACCTTTACAAGTTAGTTGAGCGCGGAGATGTTGACCAAATGTCTTTTGCTTTCCGTGTCATTCGTCAGAAGTGGTCAGATGATAGAAGTCGCCGTGTTCTTACAGAAGTTTCACTTGCTGATGGCGATGTCTCAGTTGTCACATACCCTGCTTACCCAACAACAAGTGTTGAAGCACGCGAGGCATTGAGAAGTGCCATAGATGCAATCAAGGAAGGCCGTGAAGTCACCGGTGAATCTTTGATCGTCTTGAAAACAATTTTTGATGACTTGAGCGAAGGTCATGAATACATCATGAAAGCCGTTGAAATGATGGCAATGCTCACAGGCGCAGAAGGCGAAATTGAAACAGAGTCACGCGAGAATGTGGGTGACTTTGTTGAATGGGATTCAAGCGGTGGAACTGCTAAGGGTCGCATTGAACACATCATGGAAGAAGGCGTATTAGGTATTCCAGGAACAGAATTTAGCATCACAGCCGAAGAGGGCGATCCTGCCGTTTTGATTCGTGTCTATGAAGAATTCCGTGACGGCTACCGACCAACAGAAACTTTAGTTGGTCACAAAATGTCTGAACTTCGTTACATTGAACCACTACCTGAAGCAACCGAAGAAGAAGGTCGTAAGATTTCTCTTCGCTTAGCACAGGCAATCGTTAATCGCACAAAATAAGTTTCTGTCAGCAATCTGACAGATCGAAGTCGGAGCGAGACTCACACCCTGCAAGCGCCGTGAGAAGCATCGCCACCACCTCACTTCCAAAACAACAAACTCACAAGGAGACCAAATGTCATATTTTGACAAAGTAGTTGAGCGCCGTGATGCAGTAAAGGCAGAAATGGATGCAGTTCTCGAAGCAGTTGCAGAAGAGAACCGCACCGACCTTACTGTTGAGGAAACCGAGAAGGTTGATGCTCTCGTAGAAGAGGCACGCTCACTAGATACAAAGATCGAAAAGCTAAAGGCACAGGCAGATGCAGATGCGAAGGCATCTGAGATTCGTGCATCAGTCGCATCAGTTGCAACACCACGCGTTGGTGGAACAACAGTCACACGCGAATCACGCACATACTCAGAGCGTTCAGATTCATCATTCTTCAAGGATGCTTACAACGCACAGTTCAAGTCAGACTTCACAGCACAGGATCGTCTTGCTCGCCATATGCGCGAAGAAGAGATTGAGCGCCGCGATGTTGGAACTGCACAGTTCGAAGGTCTTGTGATTCCACAGTACCTCATTGATCTAGCAGCACCACTTGCTCGTGCAGGTCGCCCATTTGCAGACTTTGCAACAAACAAGATGATACTTCCGCCTTCTGGCATGACCCTCAATATTTCTCGCATGACCCAAGGGTCGTCAACGGCCGTACAAGTTACACAGAATGATGCAGTATCAGAGACAGATGTTGACGATACATTGCTAACTGTGAATGTTCGTACAATTGCAGGACAGCAAGACCTATCACGCCAAGCGATTGAGCGTGGAACAGGCATTGATGTTTTCGTTGCAGCAGACTTGATCAAGTCATGGCACACAACACTTGATTCACAAATCCTAAATGGTGCAGGTACAGCCGGCACAATCAAGGGCCTTCGTGCATCAGGCGGAAACGCAATCACATTCACATCAACAGCACCAACAGTTGGTCTGCTATATCCAAAGCTCGCAGATGCGATCCAACAGATTCAGACAAACTCATTCACAAACCCAACACACTTCATCATGCACCCACGCCGCCTTGCATTCTTGCTTGCAGCAGTTGACAGCACAAACCGCCCATTGGTAGTGCCAGCCGCTAACGGCCCAATGAATGCATCAGGTGTTGGAGCAGGTTCTTCTGTTTATGGAAATTCTGGCTATCAGATGATGGGTCTCCCAATCATTACTGATGCAAACATCGGAACAACATACGGAACAACAACAAACCAGGATGAAATCTATGTTGTCAACGCAGGTGAATCTCACCTTTGGGAACAACCAGGATCACCATTCACACTTCGTTACGATGCAACAGGCGCAGGTAACTTGACAATCAAGACTGTTGTATATGGTTACGCTGCTTACACAGCAGAGCGTTATCCATTAGCAGCCTCAATCATTTCAGGAACCGGATTGAGCGCACCAACCTTCTAATCTGAAGGTTCTTTAATAGTGTGAAGAGTGGGTAGGCTCCCCCCGACTTACCCACTCTTCACCTCTAAGATTCGGGGGAATCACATGAAAACAGGTCACAAAGTAACAATTGGGTCTTGCGATCCAGGAATGGTCAATGGCGCTTTCGCTTTCAGACTTATTCAACTTTCAGGAGCTAGAAGTTCAAGACTCGGCCCATTCGTGCGAGTCAAAGGTTCAGGGTTATTGTCAAAGCAACGCAATCGTGTTGTAAAACAATTTTTAGAAATGACCGATTCCGATTGGTTGTTGATGTTGGATAGCGATGAGCAACTCTCAGTTGAAGCATTTGATGCTTTATGCGACACCGCCCATGACAAAGAACGCCCTGTTGTTGCAGGTTTAGTCTTTGCAGGTTTCGGTGTTCCAGGTAAGACCTATCCAAAACCTGTTCCTGCAATCTTTCAGGATTCACCACAAGGATTCTTGCCCTTGTATAAATATGACAAGAACTCAATTTTTGAAATAGATGCAGCAGGTACAGGTTGCCTGATGGTTCATCGAAGCGTGTTGGAAAAGATGCGCGAGGTTGCAGACCCAAATCAAGGCAAAGATTGGTGTTGGTTTTGGGATGGGCCTGTCAACGGAGAATGGATTGGTGAGGATTTACTTTTCTCGCGCAGAATCAAATCACTTGGCTATCCAATCCATGTGAACACTTCAGTAATACTTCCGCACCAAAAGTCATTTTGGTTAGATGAAAGTCATCACGAAGCATGGAAAGACTAAAGAAACTTCTTCGCAGAAAGCCGAAAGAAACGGCAACTGCGGAGCCACAATTAGAACGAGCAATCCTGCCGAAAGCAGAAAAGAGGATAAAGCGTGGCGATCACTAACGGTTACTCCACACTTGCCGAGTTGAAGGCAGCATTGACAATCAGCGATTCAACAGATGATGCAGCTCTTGAAGCAGCCATCAATGCAGTAAGTCGAATGATTGATGACTACACAGGGCGATTCTTTTACAAAGACGGCACAACACAATCACCTGTTGCCCGGTATTACACCGCCCTTGATCCCTGGACAATGAATGTTGATGACATCACTACAATCACACAGATTGCAACTGATGACAATTTCAATCAGCTTTGGGATACCGTGTGGGCAACAAGTGATTACATGGTTGAACCCATCAATAACCCACGAAGAGGATGGCCTTTCACGCGAATCCTTGCAATCGGGCGATATGTATGGCCTTACTATTTGCCACAGGCTTGCAAAATCACAGGTGTGTGGGGTTGGAGCGCGGTGCCTTATGAGGTGCAATCAGCTTGCTTGATTCAATCCTCACGCATCTTTGTTCGCCGACAATCACCATTTGGCATTGCAGGAACACCTGAACTTGGAACTGTCAGACTTACCTCACGCCTTGATCCTGATGTTGAAGCCTTACTTCGACCTTTCCGCAAGAACAATGGGTTGGCAAAGTAATGAACCCAAGTCAAGTTCGAGATGGTCTCAAAACAAGATTGCAAACAATTTCAGGCTTACGAGCCTATGATTTGATTCCTGACACAGTAGTTCCGCCTTGTGCGGTAGTAGGGCAATTAGATTTCACATTCGACATTGACAATGCTCGCGGTCTTGACCAAGCGCAGGTTGATGTCCTTGTGATTGTGCAACGCTTTTCAGAGCGTGCTGGACAAGACAAACTTGATGCATACCTTGCAGGTTCAGGCGCAAGTTCTATCAAAACAGCAATTGAAGGTGATCGCACTCTTGGGGGAACAGTAAATACCTTGCGAGTCACAGGTGCCGAAGCAGGTACTTATGATTCACAAGGAGTCACATTTCTTTCCTATCGTTACAGAATCACGATTTGGGGATAAGGAGAATCAAATGGCATACACCGTCATCTCAGATCGAGAGGTCTGTGGCAAAAAGAAGGGTGAGTCAATCACCGACAAAGAACTTGTTGATGCAGGAGTGAGCGCAGAAGCACTCATTGCTGCAAACCACATCAAGGCAAGCAATGCAATATCACCATCCATCAAACCAGCAACAGAAGGAGCGACCAACTAATGCCCCGTATCGTTTTAACGAATGCGTTCATTTCAGTTGGTGGAGTGGATTTGAGCGATTTAGTTAGCTCAGTCTCACTCTCATCAACATTTGATGTCATAGAGACATCAGCATTTTCATCATCAGCAACAAAGACTCGCGTGGCAGGTCTTGCAGACAATTCAATCACTCTTGAATTTCATCAGGATTATGCAACAGGCGAAGTTGAACAAACAATTTATCCATTACTTGGAACAGTTGCAGCAGTAATTGTGAAGCCAAATGGCGCAACAACAAGCGCATTCAATCCTTCATATACCTGCCAGGCGGTAATTTCAGAATGGACTCCACTTAACGGAGCCGTTGGCGAACTAGCCACAGCAAGTGTTTCTTGGCCTGTAAGTGGCGCAATCACTAAGGCGGTTGTCTAATGCCTAGAATCGTTCTGAATAATTGCTATGTTCTTTTCGGATCAACCGATTTGAGTGATCACATCAGTTCAATCTCATTGAGTTCAACTTTTGACATCGTTGAGACCACGGCGTTCGGACAAACTTCAAAGACTCGTGTTGCAGGTCTTGCAGATAATTCAGTCACTCTTGAATTTCATCAGGATTATGCATCAGGTCAAGTTGAGCAAATTATTTACCCAACACTTGGAACAGCCGTCACAATTGCAGTCAAACCTGTCAATGCAACAACAACTGCCGTCAATCCGCAATACAGTTTTTCTGCGGTTGTGTCAGAATGGACTCCGTTGAACGGTGCTGTGGGCGAGTTAGCAACTGCAAGTGTGTCGTGGCCTATCAGCGGCGCAATTACAAAGACAACAACATAAAAAACTAAGGGGGAAACAAAATGGATGGATTATTCATAAAGGTAAAAACAAACGATGGCACAGATGCAACTTTCCCGTTGCGCCCAAGAATCATCGTTGATTTTGAGCAAAAGTATGGAAAAGGACTTGCGAAGTTAATTGGGGAAGAACAAAAGCTAGAGCATATCTATTATTTGGGTTGGCTCGCGCTTAGATCAAACGGAAAAGTTGTGAAGCCTTTCGGCCCTGATTTCTTGGATACACTTGAAGCTGTATCTTTGGACACAGACCCAAATTCCGAATCCACAGAGACAGCCTGACTTATTCAATAGCAGCAGTTTCTGTGGAGACAGGCATATCTCCAATTGATTTGCTTGATGTTCCCGATGGCATACTTGAAGCAATAGTCATATACATGAAAGAACGAGCGAAGGCGCGAAGCAAGTAATGGCGGAAATCAATTACAAAGTTGTGATGCAAGGCTTGACCGAAAACATCATCGCTCTTGAACGCTTCGCGCCTGACCTCAAAAGAGAATTGAACAAAGAAGTTCGAGGCATCCTTGCACCGATTGTGGTTGAGGCAAAAGGCTATCTTCCAAGCAATGGTGAAATTCATCCTTCAGGATGGCAAAAAGGTGGATTCAAAAGATTCAATGGCATCGGCCCACTAGCTCAAGATCAAACTCGTGGATTCATTGCCTATGATGCCGAACGAGCAAAGGCAGGAATCAAGCAAACTGCCGCGACTTCTAAAAAGAACGGCACAGGATTCAGCAATACTTATGGGGTTGTTCAACGCGACCCAGGTGGAGCAATCTTTGAAACGGCAGGTCGAGGAAGTGCGGCATCTCGCTCACGAAGTAGGACAAGTCGTTCACGGAATCCACAGGCTTCTCAACATTTTATTGGCGTGATTCAAAGAGAGCATGGCGCATTGCCAACTGCTCGTGGTGAAGGTAAAGATAAAGGTCGCGCACTTATTCGCGCAGTTGATAACAACAGATACAAAGCATTGAATGCAATTCGTGAAGCAGTTGACAAAGCATCTGTAAAAGCCCA